GGCGGCTCGCGCTCCGAGTAGGTCTGGAGACCAGACCGGGCAATTGGCACCGCGTAGCAGATAAGGTACCCCTCTGGGGTCTTACCGCGACGCGGGCCAAGCTTTGCTGTGGTATAGAAGCGCAAGTCAAGCAGGCTCGCCTTCGGGTTCGCCCTCTTCCGGCTCGCCTTCTTCCTCTTCCGCTTCACCCGGCTCCTGTTGCGGCGGGTCGGGCGTCAAGAACAGGTCGAGCTGGTTGAAGTCCGGGTCGCCTATTTTCAGATTTGGCATTAATCTCTCCCCCGCGCTGGTGCCGAACGAGCCGCGTGACCGCCACGCTTCCCGACGATAAATGTCGTCCCGCCGTCATCCTCGGGTGGCTTGTAGACCAGACTGGGGTTAGCAGCGGCCCACGCCGACCAGCCATTGAGCAGAGAGTGACTGACACCGAAGCGGGCGTCGAGCGGACGGGTCGCGCCGTTATTGGTCGCCAGCCACGTCAGGAAATCCGAGAAATTGCCGCGCCAGACATCCGGCACGAACACCGCTGGATCAGTGAACTGCGCCCACTGCGGTGACATCACTACCCCGGTGTCCGCCGCTACCGGCGGTAACTGACCGATGATCGCCGGTAGCGATTCGGCGGCCCCGGTCTCATCGACGCACCAGCCGATCAGCGAGCTGTCGAACAAGCGCGCCCAATCAGTACCGTTAGCCGCGTAATCAATCGAAATGATAACGCTACCAGGACCGGCGGCTACGACTTGCATTGCTATCTCCTGTTGAATTTCATCGAACGCGGCGGGCCGAGATGTAGCCCTTCACATTTGCATTAGCCGAACCCACCGCCGCCACCAGATAAAGCGTCATCGGATCGGTAGAGTTCGAGCGGCACTGCCCAGTAATCAAAACCTGTCGCTGACCAGAGGCGAGTGGTGAATAAATCAGGTTCATCACCCCCGTGCCAACAATCAGGTCATCCTGTGTCGGCAATGTATCGAGTGTCGTCGAAATGCTGGCAGCAAGCTGACTTGGGGCAACGGCCCCGGCTTGAGTCCCAGGAAGATCCTCTAACACAATACCGGAAATCGTGAAGTCGCACGCCCCCCAAATCTCCCAACATCCTACAGGCAACGGTATATTGCAAATGGTAATTGGAGCATTAGCCGTCGGTGTGACGCCGTCAATGTTGTAGACGTTTAGGTATTCGCCAATTTCCCCCGGCTGCGCATCGGACCCGTCAGTCACACCCAGGAACCGAGACGTATTCGGCACCAGCAGTAGGTTGTCCACTCCTATCGTGGCAAGGTTCCCGGCATCGGAACTGACTGCGGTTGGCCCAGGAACCCCCTGCGGGCCGGTGTCGCCCGTCAGGCCAGTCACGCCCCGTTGGCCTTGAGGACCCACAGCCCCTACCGGACCAACCGGCCCCGTAGCTCCGACATCACCTTGCGGACCGGCATCGCCTTGCGGACCGGCATTGCCTTGCGGACCAACATTGCCTTGCGGACCATTCGCACCAGTTGGGCCGATATCCCCGGTAGCCCCTTGTGGGCCGACTGGACCAACATCACCAGTATCGCCTTGCGGCCCCGTGGCCCCAGTCAGTCCTACTAGCCCTTGGTCGCCTTGTGGGCCGACTGGGCCAGCAGCCCCAGTATCGCCTTGCGGCCCCGTGGCCCCCGTTAAACCAGTATCGCCCGGTGGACCAACCGGACCCGTCGCCCCAGTATCACCGGTAGGCCCTGGATCGCCCTGCGGCCCTGGATCACCCGGTAGACCGGGTCCGCCTTGCGGGCCGATTGAACCCGTCTCACCTTGCGGCCCCGGATCGCCTTGCGGCCCCGGATCGCCCTGCGGCCCAGCTTCCCCCGGTGGCCCCTGTGGCCCCGTTTCACCCTGCGCCCCCGGCGGACCCGGCGGACCAGCGACGACAGTAGTGTAACTGATTTCAAAGACGTCCTTTGGCTCCCACGCCACGCTCTGCTGAGTATCCGGATAGGCGATGAAATAATCGCCAGCGACGGGTACATCACGTGAAAAGAAGTCCGGCGTGACTTCGATCGTCAGCGGAGTTCCACTGTCATCGACGACGACATACGGCGGATCTTCACTGACTTCCAAGATCGGTGCCGCCTCGACCAGCCGATAAGTTTGGTAAAACATCGGCAGGCCCAGATCGGGCCTCGGATCAGGATCCGGCAAAATCGCGTCAGGCGGCGGTGTAAAGGTCACAGGCTTAGCCCCCTCTAAATGGCCGTCCGTGACACGGAGAGGGCCGTCCGTGGCCATTAAGCCAGTTATGAGCTATGGTTGTAGCTTGATCCCTCCCAGCGCAACGAAAAAGGCCCGGAGCGGCCTGGGGATTTACAGCCGCTCCGGAAAGGCGTGGGGGGAGGATTAAACTTTGGGTGCCGATGTCGGTGGCTTGCTGCCCTCTGGCGGCTTCTCCGGCCTCAGCGACGGGTCGACGCAGACATAGCGCCAACCGACGCCAGGAATGCCGCATACCACCCAAAACTTGCCATCAGGCGGATTATTGCCAACCGGCGGGTAAATCTCACCCCCCTCAGGCGGCTCTTCCGCGTCGGGCGGGATCGGGAACCAAGGATGATTGAACGAAGGCGGCGGCCACACCCCCGGCGGTGTCTCGGGCAACGTCACCCCGAAAGGCGGCAACCCGACACCAAAGCCAGGGTCGACTGGGCCACCAGGATGAACCGGTCCGGTAGAAATGTGATCACCGTCACCGACACCGAAACCAGGGTCGACTGGGCCTTGGACCTCGCGCACATGAATGGGCGAGCGACTAACTGCGACATATGCCATCTGTTTTACCTTTCATAGGAGGAGAGTAAGCTCGTCACCCCTGAGTTTCTTAATCCGGAATCACTGGCTCAGCGAAGCAGCGGCAATTTGGGCCACCTCCCGGATGATAGCGCATTTCCTGTTGCCCCGGTTCCGATGCGACCGGAGGCTCTATCCACTTGTGGAAGCTGCCATTTAGCGCATGATGACGTGGCCGCACAGCACGATCTTCCACGGTATGCCAGATGTAGCCCTCGCTGCCGACATGACGGGCGCGAGCCTCCATTAACTCTCCTGCGACACGGGCGGTCTCGGTGCGGGCGATGAGATTCGCCCGACCCACCGTCATATCCCCCGCATCCAAAATCTGAGCTGTCAAACCCGTGGCCCTGGCCGGATTGCTTACCGCGATGTTACGGGTCCCAGTATACAGGTTCGAGATGACAGTCTCGTGAACCCTCTGTGCGGCGTGCAACGGCAGTGAAGTGATGAGGCTGACTTGCCGTTCCAGTGATGCTTGCATAAGCTGCCCAGTGGGCGCAGTCTCAATCTCTCGGCGCAATGCCCGGCTAATCAGTCGCGACACCTTGGCCCAAGCTGCGGCGTCGCGCCGCGACACATCGGCCAGCATGCGGCGGGCAGTAGCCGTGGCCCACGGCTTCAATATTTCGGCGTAGGACCGGAGCTGCTGCGTGGCTACCCAAGCCTCGTGCTGGGAAGGAGGCACGCCCTGCTTGAAAAAGCCACGCAGCAGCATCTGGACCTGCCGGGCGACAGCCCGTAGCTTGGCGCTGTATTCCGCCTCGGCATTCCGGACCTTCGCAAAATGCGACTTCTGCGCCCGCGTCTCACGCTTCAGATTGGCGACGTCGTCATGCGTTAAAAGCATATTTAACCTGCTAAACAGGTATTTGACAATGGAAGCCGGGCGTGATACAATACAGGGTTCATAGAGGAGAACCACATGAGCACCACTACCCCGGAAGAGTTTATGCGCGCTCGGCAGGCGCAGGTCGATGCCATTTCCCTGACCCGCATCGACCAAATCCCGGAGCTGCCATGGGGCGGCAATTTCTGGGTCGACAACCCGCTATTCAAAAAGTGCGACGCTTTCGTCCGCACCCTACCCACCCGCGAGGAACGGATACAGGCCGAAATCCTGGTATCCTGGCACGGCATGGGCGAGGAAATGGAGGACGACGGCTCCGATCCTCTCGACTACCTCGACGACTAGGCTCGGAGTGCGCGCCGCCACCCGGCGGCGCGCATCGCCCGATCCATCACTAAGTGCAAGTGACGACGGCCCGCCACGCGGTATGGCCGCCGCTCATCGCCCCCTGGCTCGTCCTGCGGGGGCGGCGGAGGTTGATCCGGCGGCCCGTTGGGCGGCTCGGGAGGCCCTCCGCCGCCCTCTCCCCCAGCTTTAACCCCTGGAAATAACCCGCCACCCCCCGGTGGCGGCTGCTCCTGTCCTGCGCCCGGCGGACCCTCCGCCCCTGACGGCCCTTCCATGCCCGGCGGCATCCCTGGCATACCGGGCGGCGGTTCATTCTCGGCCTCTTCGATTTCCTTGGCAGTAATGTTCGACCAGATGCCGGTATCGCGCCCCGACTGCTTCAGCTCGCGCAGTGCCATGCCTTTGGTAACGAGACCTTCGGAGAAGGCCTGAGAAACCGACGCGGTAACGGTACTGGCGACCGTCGCCTTCTGATCCTCGGTCAACTGCCAGAGCGGCTGGAAGGCGAACTGGAAGTCCTTGCCCAAATCAATCTTGGCCGACCGCGCCATGATCCGGTAAAGCTTGTCGATGAACACCCGCAAATCGCGCTCCTGGCGTTGCTTGATGCCATCATAATAAGTCCGCAAGTCGCTCTCACCAGTGGCCGAGAACCCGGCAGGCGACATCCCGAACAACCGGACCAGTGGAATTTGGAGCGCCCCCGCGATCTGTTGCCCAAATTGCATCAGCGCATCCGAGATGCCAGTAAACGACGTCTGCTGCTGACCTTGGAAATCATCCTCGGCGTCCAGCATCGTCATACCTTCGATGCCCTGGAAGCGCCGCATGAACTCAACATAGGCAATTAACTGAGCGAAGATCTCCGGGTCGCCCGCCACGATCTTGCGCAGGTCCTTGACGCGGTAGGTCCGGATGTACGACTTGTAAACCAGTTGGGCCGCGCCCTGAGTGGCACTGTCGAACGCCACCATGCGATCATATAGCCGCTCCAGGATGCTAATACCCCAGAGGTTCTCCATTAAGCGCTGGGTGTAAGGCAGGCGCACCCCGTCGAGCCGCAGGCATCTGGTGTAATGAACGCGCTGACCATGCAGCCCCGGTGCATTGGTCGAGATCTGGTAGGACACCGGCAGGCCGAGATGCGGCCCGATTTCATTAACGACGTTGAGATTCGGCTCGACCATCCAGCGATCGAGTACCATCAACCCCCGGAATTGATTCGGGCCGATCCGGTCGACCCGCAGCGGCGTGTCCATCTTGGCCCCGTCGATCAGGATGACGGCGATTGCCCCGCCATACAGCCGCGACCAACGCACCGTGTCGTTGATGCTGGGCCACACCTCGCGCCGCACCGAGATTTCGTTAATCCGGTCGATGTCCTCCGGGTCCATGTCGGAGGTAATTTCGACCCCGGCACGGGTCATGTCGTCGCCAACCGCGTCGACCGCTATTCCCGCCAGCCACGACCCCCGGTGCATCCACTCCAACATGGTGCGGTTGCGAGTAATCGGATTGAAGCCGTAAGTGCTGGAGGACAGCGCGTTGTCGGTGCCGATCCCAAGATCGAGCGCGAAATTTTGGAAGCTGTCGCGGGTGCGGCCCTGACCATGTATCTGGCTGTGCACCGCGTCGAGCGATGACTGAAAGGATTCGCTGCGCAGCGCCGCCATCGACTTGGCCCGGATCTCGGCCAAGACCGCCGCGTCGCGTGCCGCAGTTACATCGACGGTCTTAGGCTGGCGCGGCACTTATTTCTGACCAAGATACTGCCGACCGGGAGCATGACCGCCCTTCTGCACGTTTGACCCGGCTTTCCCAGTGGTCGACCAACTGGCCGCCGGGCGTGACACGCCGCCCCCCGAGCGATGCGCCGTCTGCGACCACCCCGCGTGCCACGCCTCATGCTCAGATGACCCTGGATCATGTGGGTTCATATGAGAGCGCTCTCCGCGTTGACCGGCAACCTGACCAGCTTTATGGCTGGCCGGGTTCTGACCGGGTCCGTAATCATGCATGTGCAGGTGAATGTGACGGGCCATTTTCACATATCCCCATGCTGCTTCGCCAGATGCCGGTGCAGGCTGGCCTCACCCTGACCGTGGCCGACTG